TATGGCTTTCGTCTTTGCTCATCGTTTTCTGAACAGCCCTCGGCAGGTTCGGCTACCTTTGAACTCTCTCCTCGTAGCTTCAAGGACGTGAACGGGAATATGGCTGTGCCGGACAAAGGCTTCAAACTGACCACCGAGATTCTGCGGCGAAAACCCGATTCGGCTCTGGTGTGGTATGAAGACTTCCAAGACCCAATCACGCTGCAAAGCACTTACTGGACTACACTTTCAGGCAGTTGGGCAGTCTGGCGAAGCGATGAATATGCATCCGGCAGGGTTTATTCACAGTTGGAAGGTAGTGGCCAACTTGCCTGGAGATATGACGGTTTCTCCGACGTTCACCTTCGAGCACGGCTTGCCTTCCCTCACAACGGGAGCGGGCGCGCCGGGGTATTTATCGGCGACATCTTCTGTTGTATCAACATCGACACTGAGCGAGTGGAACTCTATCAAGACTCTATTTTGCTCGGCAGTTATGGTGCAGCTTACGCTAAAACACCTGCCACCGACATCCGCACAAACCCCAATATGTATCTCATTGAAATGAGGAAACGCGACAACAGTGTGAGGGTCTATTCCGGTAACAGTAACACCCTCCGCTTCACAGCCACGGTATCACCAGCAAGTGGTTATTGCGGCATTCAGTCGGATAATGAAATCAAGTGTGAACTTCTGCGTTTAGGCGATGCCTGGACTTACGAGCCGTATGAAGCCTTTGATGTAAAAATGCCAAACGGTACTACCGAAAACTACGGCAGGATCGCCCGGAGTAGCGTGACATGGGACAGTGAATTCGAGGTATTCACGCTTACCTCAGATGTGGAGGAATCCGCTACCCGAAGCGAGGATATCTCTATGGACTATGACTTCGTGCATTCAGCAATGCTATACATTCCATGCAACGCTGACTACACGGCAAAATTTACGCCACGTGACATCAACGTCTGGTGTTCGAGGGTATTCCTCGGTGATGGGGATGGTTTTGGAATTGTCTACTACCAAGACGTGGACTCGATTGTCTACTGGGCAAATGAAGCGGCATACCGATGGCGGTTGCGTGGTTTTGCCCTATGGTCACTCGGTCAGGAAGACTTGCGGCTTTGGGAGGCACTCCCGAAACAGAGTTAAAGAATAATCATTCATATTGGCATTCGCGCCTGCATATTCAGCAGGCGTTTTTTATGCGAAAAAACAGGAGGTAAAACGAAAATGAAAGAGATTTGGAACTGGATTCAGGTTGCATTTGCAGCCATCGGAGGTACGCTTGGCTGGTTTTTGGGCGGATTGGACGGCTTCCTTTATGCGCTCATCGCCTTCGTGGTCGTCGACTACATCACGGGCGTGCTTCGGGCAATTGTGGAGAAAAAACTGTCCAGCCGAATCGGAGCGCAGGGTATCGCCAAGAAGGTAGCGCTATTCCTTGTGGTCGGCATTGGTCATCTCATCGACACCTATCTGCTCGGCGGCACGGGAGCACCACTTCGTACGGCGATTATCTTCTTCTACATTGCTAATGAGGGAATTTCTCTCGTTGAGAATGCCACGGCTATTGGGTTACCCGTGCCTGCAAAGTTAAAAGATGTGCTGGCACAGCTTCATGGAAAGGATGAACAGAAATGAATCTACGGAAATTGATATTCACAAACAACGCCTGCTACAAGGCTGGCAGGACTATTACTGTCGAAGGCATTATGGTTCACTCCACCGGCGCGAACAATCCGAATCTGCGTCGTTATGTGGGTCCGGACGATGGATTGCTTGGCAAGAATCAATATAACAACCACTGGAATCAGGACAAACCGGACGGTCGGCAGGTCTGCGTACACGGCTTCATCGGAAAACTGGCTGATGGGAGTATCGCTACCTATCAGACACTGCCGTGGAATCACCGCGGTTGGCATGGGGCTTCCGGCTCAAAAGGATCGGTCAATGACAGTCACACAAGTTTTGAAATCTGCGAGGATGGCCTGACCGATAAAGCCTATTTCAACGCAGTCTACAAAGAAGCCACAGAACTGTGTGCCTATCTCTGCAAGGAGTATAAGCTCGACCCGATGGCGGATGGCGTTATTATCGGTCATTACGAGGGGCATAGACGCGGCATCGCCAGTAACCATGCCGACCCAGGCCACTGGTTTCCGAAGCACGGCAAGTCGATGGATACATTTCGCGCCGAAGTTCAAAGGCTGCTCACGGTGGCAGAACCCTCGAGGACGCCTGAACCCATCCCGAAGAAATTGTACCGGGTCCAGGTCGGGGCGTACTCGGTTAAGGCTAATGCAGACGCCATGCTCAAGAAAGTTAAGGAAGCAGGATTTAAGGATGCCTTTATAAAATACAGCGAATAGCCGAAACCAAGATACATTATTTTAGTGCAGAAAACAATAAACCACAGGTCAAGTTGTTGACCTACAGTTATAGTTTTAGACCCGCAACTGTGATTATTTCACTTTGGCGGGGCTATTGTTTTGCTCTTTTTCGTTCAAGGTGCCGCTTTTCCTCCAGTGAATTGTGAGGGATAGATTCTCCCCGGACTGGAGGATGACCAATGACGAACGAACAAAAGAAGCAAATTACAGCGTTTCGCTATCAGGGATATGGGTACTCAAAAATCGCCGAAGTCCTTTCTATTTCAGTGAATACAGTTAAATCGTACTGCAGAAGAAATGGGCTGGATTCTGATGCACTGGGTAATTCAGCTGCCTGCAAGCAATGCGGAAATAGAGTAACCATCAAAGAAAAACATAAACCGCGCCAGTTCTGTTCCGACAGGTGTCGCGCCATGTACTGGAACATTCATAAAAACCAGAACCGTGAAAAAACGGCATATCACTTTGTCTGCGAAAGATGTGGAGCATCTTTTGAGAGCCACGGCAATAAAAACAGAAAATATTGTTCTCACGACTGTTACATTGCGGCACGGTTCGGTAAAGGGCGTGACGGCAATGAATAAGGAGTATTTTAACTCTATTTGCGGTTATAAATCCGCAATGGCACAGGCCCGGTTGATGCTTTTAAAGGGGATTTTAACTGAGAGTGAGTACGCCATAATTGATACAATGATGGCCGAAAAATACGGATTATCTTCGTGTAGTTTATTTCGGGAGAATGACTTGCTATATAAGGAGAGTGACGGTAATATGTGACACCACGAGGAGGTGAAAAAATGCCTAAAGTAGTAACAAAAATAGCTCCTAAACCCAAGTTGGCGCAACAAATAAAGGTTGCTGCCTATGCCCGTGTATCGACGGGAAAGGATGCAATGCTCCACTCTCTGTCCTCTCAGGTCAGTTACTACAGTAAATTGATACAAGGTCACGAGGGATGGCAGTATGTGGGCGTTTATGCCGATGAAGCACTGACCGGCACGAAAGACACCAGAGAGAATTTCCAAAGGCTGCTCGCTGACTGCCGTGCCGGAAAAGTGAATATGATACTGACTAAGTCCATCTCCCGCTTCGCACGGAACACGGTAACTTTACTCGAAACCGTCCGTGAGCTGAAAGCAATAGAGGTGGACATTTTTTTTGAAGAGCAAAATATTCATAGCATGAGCAGCGATGGCGAGTTGATGTTGACCATTCTCGCATCATACGCACAGGAAGAAAGTCTGTCGGCAAGTGAGAATCAGAAATGGCGTATCAGAAAAGGCTTTGAAAGCGGAGAGCTTGTAAACTGGCGATTCCTGTTCGGATACCGCATTTCAAAAGAAAAAATAGAAATCGACATGAAAACCGCACCGATTGTGCTTGAAATATTCGAGCGTGTTATTGCCGGAGACACTTTCGGTGTTATCAGCAGAGACCTGAACAGTCGTGGAATTTCCGGTGTTCTCGGTGGAAAATGGTGTGTTCAGCGTATCCGTGATATCGTCGGCAACGAAAAATACACAGGAAACGCTATGCTCCAAAAGCACTTCCGCAACAATCATCTGGAAAAGAAAAAATGCCGCAACACGGGTGAGTTGCCGATGTTCTATGCCGAAGATACACATCCCGCCATCATTGATGAGGATACCTTCAATGCGGCGCAAGCCATATTACAAGAAATACAAAGCAAGCAGAAAAACCGTCCTGCACCCAAACATAGTGAGTTTACCGGAAAATTGTACTGTCCACACTGCGGTAAGAACTATAAGCGTACCAAGAGCAGTGGCACAGTCGGATGGAACTGCTCCACCTACCTATCACAGGGTAAAGCCTACTGCCACGGGAAAAAGATACCCGAAACCACACTTAAGGCGGTCTGTGCCAGTGTCATCGGCATCCAGGATTATTGCTCTGACACCTTTACCGACCGAATTGAACGCATCGAAGTGCCGGAAGCTAATCGTCTGCGGTTCATTTTCAAAGATGGCGAAATTGATGAGCGCACATGGGCAGACCGCTCACGGCGGGATAGCTGGACAGAGGAAATGAAACAAGCCGCCCGAGAAAGGAGGAAAAATCAATGTCAAGAGCAGTAACAGTCATACCCGCTACTAAAAATAAGTTCACGGCACTGCCTACTGCTTCTATTGCCAAACGCCGCACGGCGGGCTACGCTCGTGTGTCCACGGACAGCGACGAGCAGTTTACAAGCTATGAAGCGCAAATCGATTATTATACGAAATTTATCAAAGCTCGTGATGACTGGGAGTTCGTCACCGTTTACACAGACGAAGGCATCTCGGCCACGAATACAAAACATCGCGATGGGTTCAATCAGATGGTGCAGGATGCCATGGACGGCAAAATCGATCTTATTGTTACAAAGTCCGTCAGCCGTTTTGCGAGAAATACGGTAGACAGTCTTACCAACGTTCGAAAACTCAAGGAACACGGCACGGAAGTTTACTTTGAAAAAGAAAACATTTTCACCTTTGACAGCAAAGGTGAATTGCTCATAACGATAATGTCAAGCCTTGCACAGGAAGAAAGCCGTTCCATTTCGGAAAACGTCACATGGGGACAGAGGAAGCGGTTTGCTGATGGGAAAGTCAGTATGCCCTATAAACGGTTTCTTGGCTACGACAAGGGCGAGGACGGCACTCCGGTTATAAATGAAGAAGAAGCGGGAATCGTAAAGCTCATCTACCAATTATTCCTTGAGGGAAAAACTCCGGCGGGCATTTGCAGATACTTGGATAAGCAAGGCATACTTACACCCTCCGGCAAGCAAAAATGGAGTCAGACTACGGTAAACAGTATCCTATCAAACGAAAAATACAAGGGCGATGCTCTGCTGCAAAAACGGTTTACGGTAGACTTTTTGATGAAGAAGATGAAGGCCAACGAGGGCGAAGTTCCGCAGTATTATGTAGAAAATAGCCATGAAGCCATTATCGATCCTACCGATTGGGACATCGTGCAAGCGGAGATTGCCAGACGCAAGACGCTCGGTAGATCGTACAGCGGGAACAGTGTTTTTTCATCAAGGTTGGTATGCAACGATTGCGGCAGTTTCTTCGGTCAGAAGGTGTGGCATTCAACCGATGCTTATCGCAAGGTGATATGGCGTTGCAATGGCAAGTTCAAAGGCGAAAAGAAGTGCACCACTCCACATTTGGACATTGAAACCATACAGCAGAAGTTCCTGTTTGCCTATAACCAGTTGATGCAGAACCGTGATGGGGTCATCAGCAACTGCAATCAAATACGGCAGTTGGTTTCGGATTGTACGGGGCTGGATGCGGAAATTGAGAAGCTAACCGAAGAAATCGAGGTGTTGGCTGAGATGGTCAAAGCCTGTGTTAAAGAGAACGCGGCCTCGGCGCAGTCCCAAGAGGAATACACAAAAAAATATAACGCTCTGGTCAAGCGTTATGAAAAGACCTCCGCACGGCTTGATACAATTTCTACCGCAAAGTCACGGAAGCAAGACCGAGACAGGGAACTGCGGCTTTTCATCGAATCGATAAAAGAGCAGCCCCTCGTCCTTGAAGTCTGGAGCGAAAGGCTGTGGGTGGGACTCCTTGATAAAGCTACAGTTTTCCATGATGATAGAATGGTATTCCAGTTTAAGAACGGCACGGAGATTGAGGTTGAGTTATAAGGCTCGACCTCTTTTTTTTGCCCTTTTGCACACCCCTTACGAAAAAATGCACACCCCTCCGATATTTTGCACACCCCTCTATAAATCGTTAGCGAGGGTATCGGTTTAAGGCAAAATTTCTCGGAGAAAGTGTGTATTTCTTGTTTCAATGGACCTGCGCGATGTTGCCATTTTTATGGGAAGGTGCGAAGAAGCCTTATTTCAAGCCATTTTTGGGCATAAAACAAGAACGCTAATGTTGATAGCCAGTGTATCAAAATTAGCGTTCTTATATGGTGGAGGCGAGGAGAGTCGAACTCCTGTCCGAAATCATATCCTCCGAAGCATCTCCGGGTGCAGTCAGTGTTTGGAGTATTCCCCTCGTCGCCAAGCCCGCTGACAGGCCGGCGCGTCCGGTAGCTTCATATGTACATCGCGCGGGCAAAGCTTATCGCGCGGCGTTTACCTATTTAACCTGCCGACAGGTAAGGTCTGCTGTCTGA